CCTAGAAAGCAAAGACATAAAAGCTGCAGAAGCTGCAGCGCTTGCAAGCCTTGGCAGTGTTCCTTCTGACGCAGTTAAAAAAGAAGCTTATGCAAAAACTGTTTCCGACTTTTTTAATGAAGACTCAAATGTCGTAGTAAAATCTTTTAAAGAATCTTCCGGCCGAGGACTTGCAGGTGTCATTAAATCTATGAACTTTAACTGGATAGACAACGCTCAGATCACATGGGAAACTGATCTGTTTAAGCGTGCACCAAAAATTTGCCAGATACAGATATCATTTGAACCGGTTCACGATATTGCTCCAGGAATCGATCACACTGGTATTAATAGAGCACCAGTATATCAAGTCGGTGACTCTGTGAACATGTTAGCTCAAAAAGACGAAGAAAATGAAAATGCTAGAGCAAATTACAAGAAGCAGCGTGATCTTCTCGGAGCCGGATCTGACGGCGCCATAGATGCTGCAATATCATCAGTTGCAGATGCCCTGACTGGCGGAGGAAGCTAATGGCATTTTCAAGATACACAAGAGATGATATCATAAAAGCAGGCACTTCTTTTGGAACTGCAACAGGCGCAGAAGCTATTAAGGATGCTGTCAACGATGGCACACTTGAGGTGGAGACCCGCCTTATTAAAGAAGCCGAAAGACTCGATACTATAGCAGGACAAATTTACAACGATGGAACTTTATGGTGGGTCATCGCTGCGGCCAGCGAGATCGGCTGGGGGCTTCAGGTCCCGCCTGGAACTGTTCTGAGAATACCGATAAGCATCGATAGCGTGAAGGAAATAGTAGGTTAATGCCCAGTGCAAACGATCCTAAAAGTTATTATGCGTCTAAGAGAATCAGAGATGCTGTCTCTAATCTACAGAAGTATTTCGGCGTAAAGTCGGCCGAGGATCAAGCACGCGCTCTTTTCGACCCACAAACTGGTGCTGAGGGCAGCACTGCTCCCGTGGATGCGCTTGCTGCCCTTGTTATGGACTTGCTTATGGAGGGCGTTCCGGGAGACCAGATAGTCAAGAAGCTAGATACGTTTTTTTCTTCGAGCGAAGATAAGCAGTTAGCAAAAGACCTCAAAGCTAAAGTTCAAGAAGCTGTTGATATCTATGTTGACGGAAGAACCTCAGATTTTGGATCTTATGACGCTGCCAAGATTGCCAAGCACGAGATGGATCTAGGAAAGCAAAACGACGACCAGCCTCCAGAGAAGCAGTCAGACGATGAGGAAAACCCGCCCAAGCT